ATAAATATAAACAAATTAATGTTTATTAAATTTTTGTATCGTCTAATAGGTTTTTTTCATCAAGCATACCCGATTTTTCATTTAAAACCGTCTTTTTTGATGAAATTCCGTTTATATATTCTCTTGCTAACTTCTTAGCGTTTGTATTTAAATATCTATCATCTCGTTTTCTCTCCTTATGATTCTCCTTATCTCCCAATGGGTCTCTGCCGTATGGGTGTTTATCTTTACCATAAGTGTTTCCTTCTCTAGGTCTACCCACATTTCTATTCAATTCAATTTCAGTTTTTAACTTTTGAATTTCTTCTTCTACATTTTGTTGTTCTGGTGGATTTGCTGGGTCCTGTCCTTGTTGTTCAATTGAACTATGTCTGAATCTATCTTTAAGGTCTAAAATTACTTTAGCTCTTTCAATATCAATTTCATCCTGAGATAATCCGAAGATATTATGGTATGCCCAATCAGATGATAACATATTAAGTGCTTTTGCATCAGATGCTAATCTAACCTTCTCACTCCATAAGTTTACTTTCTCTTGCTCATAGATTGTAGAAGCGTTTGTCAAACTTAATTCAAAGTTTGTCATTTCAGAATCTTCTATACCATTTGATGCCAAGTGAACTACTGCAATTTTTGCTAATTCACTAACAACCGTTCTTTGAATTCTTTCAATAGTTCTTGCAAAACGAACATCTTCTGCAGCCAATGTAGCTTTACCATTCACATTCTCATCATAAGATAAGTACGCTTTTGGTACTCTCAAAGCTGCAAATAATTTATGTTTTAAATAATCAATATCTTCAATTGCTGCATAATCTAATCCAGCTAAATTATCAATATTAGTACCACTATCGCTACCACGTACAGGTAGAAAGAAATCTTCGGTAAGGTTTTGGATATTATATTTTAAGTTGTAATCTCCGGTGTTCTTATCAACAAATGGAGTTTTCTTCATTTTATTGATAATTTTTTGCATATAGTTATCTACTTCCTGTGGTGGGATATTACCTATATCAATTTTGAACACTCTTTTTTCAGGTGCTCTCATAATACGATGAATTAACATCGCATCTTCCATAAGTGATAATTGTTTCCAAATTCTTCTTGCACCCTCAATCATTGATTTACCATAAGGAAGGAAGTTAGTATCTGATAACATTCTAAAGTGAGCCATCTCATATTGCTCATATTCCTTCTTGCCAAATCTATCCAATTCAATCTTATATTTTACATAATCAGGATTGTTTGGGTCAGTACCTTCTAATCTTTCTACATTATATGTTGAGTGAGGTGCTACGTTGATAATACCTTTACCAGGTAGGATTTCTAATGCCAAAAAAGCATCACCATATTTTACTAAATTTCTAATCCAAGGCCATAAGTTAAACTCCACATTCATTATATCATAGAATAAATTGTGAAGCATTTCTCTTACATTCTCATTTGTGGATTTAATTTGAAGTACATCACCATATTCATTTTTAGTTGTACTTTCATCCGCATATATATCTAAAGCAGAACCAATGATTGGGTCCATATCCATAGCATCATAATCTCTAAAAAGTTCTCTACGAACTTGATGATATGCCATTGATTGAGCACCCTGATGAGTTTCAAAATAAGACCTTTGTAACTTCGTATATCTATCTCTTAAATTTACAAAGTTTGTATTTGATTGACGGTCTTCAATATCAACCACTCTACGTTTACCATCTTTATCAACGGTTACGATTGCATTGGTTGAAAATAGTTTTTTTAGTCTCCCAAAGAAACTCCTATCGTCTTGAAATTGTTCTGCCATAATTTATTTTACCATTTTCTACAAGACCAATATCTTGCTTTTGTTCTTGGACCGGGATTATCACAATTGTGTCTTGCTCTAAAATTAGCCCTTCTACCAGGATTATTTTTCTTAATTTTTACCCCTTTCTGTCCAAAGTTTACTTTAATAACTTTACCAGTTTTAGGATTTTTAACATATACCTTAAACTTTTTCACATCACCTGCCATTGGTTTACCCAATTTCACTTCTCTACCTTGATATTCGGCTTCAAAAACACAACTACAATTAGCTTCATCTAATGATTGTGAATATGCTTTAAGATAATTGATAAAATCATCCATATCTTCTTGCTCTACATCCAATTCATCATAATCATCAATTGGATTATCAGCCGGTTGGTCTCCTTTTGAATATGCTTTATCTACATATTCATCTTCTTTTAGGATATTTGTTAATTTAATCATTTTGGTCTCCTTTTTCTATTTTGACATATATCATAAATATCTGAAATTGTCAAAACCCTACAATTTATAACCATTGTGATAAATCCTCAAAATCATCACCAATTTTCATCTTCCAAGGATTATCATCTCTATCGGATGGTCCATAAACACCAGCATGCTGCATATTCGATGAAATACCACCCAAAGTTCTCTTTGTAAGGTCAATACCTTCTTGTCTTAAACGAAGTGCAGTATCCCTTACCCACAATCCAATTGATAATGCCATCGTAAGGTCATCGTTATAACCCTTCATAGCTTCTGCTCTACCATTAATGAATATAAAAGTAAATAATTCATCAATTAAACGATTAGAACGGATTGTTACCGATTTTTCTCTAAAATATTCATCTAATTTAGAAATAATTAAAGGTCTAGTTTTAGATGTTGTTGAAAACCCAGCTACCATTTGCCTCTCATCTGCTCTATATTTATTTTTCATTTGATGTTCAACATCCACATATTTTAAATCCTTACTCATATAGAATAAGTTTTTATAATCTCTATCTATACATTGTTGAATACACGCCCAACCAATATTTGAGTTTTCTATTACTAATAAAGCATCATTATATTCAGTTGATAAGTTTACTAAAAAGTTTCCAAAATCTTTTGTTTCAATTTTACCTTTGTATTCTGCAACCTGTGTTGCGTTTAGTACATCTATTACGTGACATCCAGAAAAGTCAGCACCATCACCTCTGGCAACGTCCGCTACTACCATATAAGAGCCGTTTGTAGTTGGATATTCCCATCTCCAAAGATTCCCATCAAATCCAGTTTTTTCAATTGGATTTTGACAATATGTTTCTTTATAGAACATTAATAATTCTGGATCAATTACAGTATCACCCGAAGATACGAAGTCACAATCACATTCTTGGGCTGCTTTTTTAGCACCCAATAATCTTTGTTGTTCATCTCTCCAACTCTGGTCTCTTTCAGGATGTACTGTCCAATGCAATCGTATTGTATTAAATGGATTTGTTCCTTCTTCGGCATCTAACCAAGTTTTGTGGAACCAGTTACCCACACCATTAGGAGTAGAAAGTGCAATACAACTACCACCCGTTGATAAGGTTGATTGTGCCGCTACCCAAATCTCATCAATATCATCAATGAATGCAGCCTCATCAAATATAAGTAAGGATAGAGCTTCAGAACGTCCTGCATCAGGTGAACTCGCAATCGCTTTAATTTGAGAACCATTATTTAAACGAAGGGAAAGTTTATTATCTTCCAAAGAACCACCCTTTAACCAACTTGGTAATAAATCGTGCATTACCCTTACTTTAGTTACTAGGTTCTTTGCTACATCTTGTTTTGTTGCAATTACCAACACATTGAAATCGGTATTGAATATCATCTTCCAAAGTGCATATCCAGCTGAAAGTGTTGAGATACCGGTTTGACGTGATTTCAATACTATATTAAATCGGTTATCTTTAAATTGTGTTAGAGTTTGTTCCTGAAATGGGAAAAGGTGAAAAGGTATCTTACCTCTCACCGGATGCTGAATCATACAATACTTTTTCATAAAGTGAATCGGGTCTACCGCACACTTTTTGTATTCATCTGCTATTATATCCTTCAGGGATTTCTTTTGTGTAATTCCAGTACTCATATTAATCGTTAATAGGTCTTACTAAATCGTAATTTTTATCTTTTAATTTTTCGTAAGCCTCATTTCTTAATTTTGTAGCCTGTTCAACTTCTTTTTCAAAATTAACAATATCTAAAAGTATTTCTGCTTTGAGTTCATCAACATCTCTTTCCATACTCCAAGTTTCAATCTTTCCATCTTCTTGAATTACTTCGTATGTTTGTTTAGCATCATTATAAGCCTGTTTGAATTGTGCAATCACATCGTTACCGTATGCAATCATATTAGAGTATATCTTATAATCTTCATATGCTTCCCACAACCCATCAGTTTTGATTATTCTTTCTTTTTTTGCCAGACAAGTTATACAATATCCTGTTTTGGATATTAATTTTTTATCAACTCTACCTATTTTGATTGTTTTACAATCTTCAGCTTTACAACTATTTAATTTATCTAAATAAGCTCTAGTCTCGGCCATAATATCACCTAATTCCGAAACTTCTATTTTACCGGCAGCATGTTGTTCCCAAGATTTACCATTATCATCAGTCCATCTTTCACCAACTTTTCTTTTTATTTTCTTCTTATCTGCTCCTGCGAATGAAATCTGTGTTTCCTTTTGATATTCTCCACCCGTTAAAACCATATCTACCAACTTTTTTCGAGTTGGATGCATGAATTTTTTATTGAATTCTCTTGCCATATTACTTACAATATATTTGTATATATAAGTATATCAAAATTCAAAAAACGATTAAGAATCAAAAAATATTCCTAAAATTTGATTTAATGGTGCGAATGCACCTGTTAATTTGTAAGTGTTACCACCATATACAAATACAATACCTTCGTTTGGTACAATCTTATCAAATCCACCCAAAGCATTTAAACGTTCTAACTCTAATTTTAATTTTGCAATCTTTTTAGGGTCACCACTTGCTTTTACTTGTTGAATTGTAGATTCCAAACGAGCTACCATTTGTCTTTTGGCACTATCAGGATTTGCTGTAAGTACCGAACTCATAAATGATAATACATCTGCACCAACTCCTAAAAATATCTCCTCAAATCTCATTAGATTTTGCTTTGATATCTTTTGTTGGTCTTGTTTATCAGTTTGTTCAGCCCAAGCTCTTAATTTAGTATCTTGTATTGTGTTAATACGGAAACTCTTGTCACCAAAAGCCCATCTCTTAACCAATCCTATTTTTTCTTGTGTATCTAATTTTTTTGCATTCTTTTCAACAAACTTAGTCCACCATGCTTGATGATAATCCGCTACTCCATCCGAATCACTTAATGTAAATTCAGATTGAAGTTTACTAATCATAGAAATATACTTTCCTTGTAATTTAGAAAGATGTTCTGATTTAGGTAACTTATTCATCGGTGGGCCTTGAATTGTATATTTAGATTGTACGTGCGCATTTACTTGCTTAATCATACCGCCTAATATAGTTGCCGCTTGTTGATTCTCACCTACGATAGTACCATCCATATCGTAATCAAAAGTACCATGAAACACTAATAGCGGTTGATTGTAGGGGATTACGTTTACAGACGTTGGATATATTACTTCCAAATTCATAAACGAACTACCATCCTTAAATATCTTTTTACGTTGAGGTTCAGATAGGGCTGCAATTGCTTTAGATAAATCCTGCATAGCGAAGTTGTAAGCATCGGTTAATCCACCTCTACCAGCAAACTTATCTGCTACCTGTCCTATTGTCATAGCACCAGCTCCTTTGTTCTTTAGATGTGATTTGTTACGAGCCGCAACTAATCTACCATTTACCCAACTAACTGCTAATGCTTGTCCATCGGTTTTTTCTCTTGCTAATTCCAAATCACCATTAAGTGCTCTTACTACAATTTGTTTAAGGTCACCGAATGTTAATCCCATTTCAATATCAAATGGATGTGCCATATGTCCATATGCACCACCTTCTAAAATTAAACCTTCACTTAAAGATTCTTTTTTAACTTTTTTAAGCTGTGCCATTATTTTATCTAACTCTGCTCTTACTTTTAATTGAGCAGGTGAATTTGGCATCATTTTAAGTGCTTTAAGAAATAGTCTATCTCTTTCTCTTTCTAATTCTTTTACTCCTTCGTTAAATGGAGTTTCAATTTTAGAAAGTTTACTATAATAATTTGGGTCTTCGTAAAGATGGTCTAATGCAATTTCTTTTGCAATATTAATATC